CTCTTCATCAAGAACCTTAAAGATGGTTCCGATAGCATTGGAGTTCTTACCACCAAAAAGTTGATCAAACGGCTCCATCTGTTTACCACTGAGCATGGTTTCGTTCATGTACAACTTTTTCTTAGTATCACTCCAACGAGTGTAAACATCGAAAAATGCAGGAACGAATTTCTCAGGAATTACGTTTCCAAAGCGTTGACGCATGTCATCAGCGTAAAGCACGATCATCATTGAAGTCATGGCGTTCAACTTAGGCTTAAACTCTTTCGTCGTTGCCTTGAGAAGATTTAAAGCAAAGTTGAGAAGTTCATCAGCCATCTTCTGATCAGTAAATTTGTTGATGTACTCACCGTTTGGTGACGATACCCCCTTAACCCAATCAGTGTGTTTTGTCTGCGAAAGACCCTTACGAACACCATTAAGCTTTAGATATAGAAGTTCTGACAACCACTCGTCAGCTTCCATACGGCCAAACAATTTAAATCCAGAAGAGAAGTATTTCAATACCGTTTTATCTGTCTTACCTGACTTCTCAGTTACCCGTGTAAACAACTCATGTGGTTCAAAACGAGCGGTATTGCGAATATAGTCAGAATAGAAACCAAGAACAGCGTTACGAATTTCTTGAGATTTCATATCAGTCGTCTTGTTCAATATCTCAGTAAACAAGAAAGATGTCTGTAGGTCAGACACTCCCTCATACCACTTACAAGTCACACGGTACTGCATAATCCGGTTATAAATTGCAGGATATGTCTCACGCAATTCATCTATCTTCATTCCACCAATGTCACATCCATCAACTACCATAGTCGGCAGTGCGTAGTCGCCGGCGAGAAAATCGAATACAGCAGTCACCCGCTGTTGACCGTCAATCAGTTCAAAACGATATCCGCCACCTTCATTCTCAATAACACGAATGTGAATTTCTGGAATACCGGCAAAAGTGTTATACAGGATTGTAAGCAACACATCTTGCTTCCATTTTACATTTGTAACCTTTTCCCTCTGATATGCACGATTTTGAGTATTGATATTTGCAGTACTCAACCATTCAATACTAACATCACCGTTGTTACATAGAACTTCTGAAGTACCCAACAAACACGGCAGATTTGGCGAATCTTCGGTGCGCTCGCAAGAAATAAATATAGTCATTTTAGTCATCCTTATCTGACAAATTTCAACTCACCATCATTGATGAGCATTTATTATGTCGTTTCAACTCACCATCATTGATGAGCATTTATGTAATGTTGTTCCAAGAGAGGAACTTCATTATTTTGATAATACACTAATTTTATATCTTTGTCAACCCCCCTATCGAATTATATCGATCTTATTCATAGTATCTTCATTCCATACCTCAAGTTCCTTACGGAGTCTTCCATCTGCAACAATGTTATTATATCGTTTAGTAGCTTTTTTCTTCCACCACTTAACAATATTCTCCATCTCAAATTTGTCAAATTGATCGCCCTTTATCAAGGTATCGGTTTTACCAAGCAGAACATCCCTTGCATTGGAATATCCATATGTACTCATAAAGAAACGCTTTTTGGTTGTGACATCACTAGCTTTATCGATAGCATCACAAAAGATTTGATACCCCTTAGCATCATACTCTTTCAAGTTATTTTTGATAATTTGTACAAACTTGGTCTGCAACTTTAATTTTCTGCTTGCTGTAGGTATTCCCTTATCTGTCTTAACTGGAACTAGCTCAACACCACCATTTCTTTCAGTAAACCAATCTTTCAACTCTGGATAGATTTCTTCCCCTAATGTCAATAGAAATTTAGATTCAGTCATTCCAGCAAATCTCAAGTATGGACGGCATCCGTCATACATCGAGGCGCCACCATTTGCAGTTTTAAGATTCCCATATAACGAGGTCGTCTCAAATAAAGCGAACTCATTATCATACCTATCATTTAACATTCTACGAGTGTTATGTGAGCAAGCGATGAGGACAAGTAATTTACCACCAAGACAATTAAAGCCCCACGGTTGCGAGGGGACAATATGAAACCCCATAATAGCACGCTTGTTGAATATATCCAAGTCTGGAACACCACCAAGGAAATCATTACGAGGTTTACTGTTAATCAATGGACTACCATATCGAATGAAACCCACAATTGTATTAGTAGTCTTCTCTTTAACCACAAGCTTCAATGTCTTGCCGGGATTCTCATCTGGAGAAAAAGAAGCAGTCTTCTCAATCAAAGTGTCATACACTTCTCCTGTCATTTTTACAACTTCAAATTCCATATCTTCTGGATGCATATCAAAATCTTGAAACAATTCATCTTCAATACTCATGCCTGGAAGACCGACTGGCATATCTTTTACACGTTCAATCTTTCTTGCACGAAAGTAATCATCAATACGATTAAAGTCTTTAAAGTATTTCATTACTTTGTCTGCAACATAAAACGTATCTTGTTTTTCTAAAATCATAATATACCTGTAATTGGAGCGGGAAGAGAGAATCGAACTCCCATAAAAAGGTTGGAAACCTCTTGCATTACCATTATGCTATTCCCGCAATTAACTAAAGAAATTCTCTAGACTTCCCACTTCATCGTTTTTCAATATCCAGTTCATCTTATCCGTTATCACACGCAACGGCGCCAAGAAACTATCTTCATATTGACTAGTATAGTCAACCATTGGTAAAATGTCAAGTTCCTTTGGTATCTTTGTCATAAAAGAAAAAGCAGAAGACTGATAGATATTGTCTTTGAGATTTACAAATTTCACCTTGTCTCCTTCTTGAATAGAAACGTACTTATTGCCAAGTTTTTTCTCATCTACAAGATGGTTGTAAAGTATTGCACCCTTAACATGTTTAGGTGCGCCGAGTGCAAATAAACGATCTGTTCCACGAAACTTCTTCAGTCCATTACAGGAGCGGGGATAGGCAATCTCTTCTGGTGGCAATGTCATAAACTCCTCACGAAAATCTTGTATAAAGGTATTTAGCATCTCCTCATCACCACCCATGATGATCCTGATTGCTTCCTTCAACTTCTCTCGACATGGTGCAGGGGTGGAGCTCTTAACGCTTTCTAGTCCCATAATCTTGAGTTTAGGTTCCTTGAACCGTACACCTTCCATGTCATACAGATTTAGAATGTATCGTTTCTTCGCAGTCCAAATTCCCTTGTCAGCGATTGCCTCTCTACCCATCTCCATCTTCTGTTCGTATGCGTTGGTTACTTTAGCAAGAGCCTGATAAGACTTATTAATAAAAGGTTCCAGCTTCTCTTTTGCAATCTTATCCAAGAAGTTGACGATAGTGTTAGTGTCTGTTCCCTCTTTAAACACCTTACTAACCAACCCGTCAAATGTGATGTACAGCGAATCCGTGTCACTAGCAACAACGTAATCCATGTCTTTCGTTTCCAAGATTTTGTTAAGATAAATGTTGATGCTTTTTTCAACCCACCGAATAGACAATTGACCAGATGAAGTAATTGCAGTGGCAACCAGCAAATCAAAATAACGAAACCAATTGTTACCAATAGCACCATATGCGCTGTTGAGAGAAATCTTCTTCGCCATTTGGATGTTGTTGTATCGGGCAATGTCTTTAAGTAGAGACTTCTTCCCAGTGTTTTCATACTCCTGTTGAGCGTCGAGCATACGTCTTTTATATTTGACACGATCATTATACATGCCCTCCATTAATTCTGGTAGAAATCCACGTTTGTCTTTGCGAAAAAATGCTCCGTTAGGAGTCATGCAATACTCTGTATCATTCTTCACCTTACCAGCCAACATCTTATCCACCATACCCTCAACAAGTTTAGCGTCCTTGTTTACTAGCGTCTCTGGTGAGATGTTGTACTGCATGATAAGATGAGGATACAGCGAGTTCAAGTCAAACGACATAACCCATTTGTGCATACCCACCTGTGGGTCTTTCACATAGGCACCTTCAAATTTATCTACCTTCTTGTGTTCTTTTTTCTGTGGAATCACAAGGTTTCTCTCACGCAGATAGTTGTAGATGAGAATATCCCAGTACCGTACAGTACCAAGAACATCAGTAAAGTTGACCTTTGCATCATACGCCATCGTCAATGCGAGTTCAATCAACTTCATCTTGTCTTCAAGACGATCAACAATCTCCACATCTTGAATGTTGTATTCAATGAATGACTGATAATCCTTAGTGTACCACTCACGAAATGTCTCATAGGGATTGCCGTCCTTGCGTTCACCTAGTTCGACAAACGCAATGTGGTCCAGACGATAGGACTCCTGATTGGTATATGTGAACTTACGATACAGATCAAAGTAATCCAATGCAGCGATGCCATCCAGAGTGTAGACTTGGTGAGTACGGCCCATCTGATACACATCACGGGCAAACACGTTCTTCCACGGAGACAGACGTTTGACTTCTTCCTCATCGAATACGTTACGAATACGATTGCAGAGATAGGGAATATCAAAGAACTCTGTATTCCAGCCAGTGATAATATCAGGTGTATGTTTTTCCCAGAATGATAGGAACTCTTTCAATAGATGTACTTCACTCTCACACTGCACATAGGTCACATCATCACGGTCTGTGACAAACTCACCGATACCCCACACAACGATGCGTTTGTTCTGGTGGTTCTTGAGCGTGATAGACAGCATAGGTTCTGCTGCATCTTCTGGTTTAGGGAAACCGTTCTCACACTCCACCTCAATATCGATGGTGACCATGAGCATCTGGTCCAAGTCCCAATCGACCTGATTAGGATACTCATCAGCAATCCAACAATAGGGATACTGTGTGTTACCAAACATAATGTCTTTTTGGTTCTCACGATCAGATACCCACTGTTTAGCTTCTTTGATAGAGTCGAACTTATGTGGGAGAACACTCTGACCATCCAGAGTTTTATAGCCAGTATCCTCACGGGTATTGACCAAATCGAACAGCGTAGGTTCATACTTAACTCTGCGAGTCGTGCGTTCTCCATCCCTGACTTCACGGACAAGAATAGAGTTACCGTATTGCAATACGTTTGTGTAAAAGTTCATATAGAGACTATATCAGGTTTCCGTAGATTTGTCAAGGACATATTTGGTAGTAATGATATATTTTCTTTGAGGATTGACGATGACATTCATTATTCTCATCATTTTACGGTTCATCAAAACATCTGTGCCCATCCTATCCCTATCATCTAATCCAAATTGTACCTTACCATAATTAGTTCCAGAAAATTCAAATTCTAGCTCTACTATCGGGCGTTCATCCTCACCACCACCAGTAACCGAAACATATTCACTAACTAACTTAGTTGTTATAGTTTTACCACCATGTGTAAAAGTAATTTTCCTACCACTGATTTCTATATCTTCTGCATGAAGGACAGAAAATTTGTAGTTACCCGTGTCAAATTTTGCTGACATTTCACCAAATGGTTTTACATTAACAACCTCTTCCCAACCACATTCTGTTGGAACAGTATATCTCAAATCTGGGTTATCAAAATATTTTATGACATCCTTAACAATATTCTTCTTATTGGCTTCTTCAATGCCCTCAGTGCCCGGCGAACTATTTACTTCTAGAATATATGGTGGGTCTTTCTTTGTATTTTCTGAGGGGATAAAATCAACAGCAGTAAACAAACCACCGATTGCTTTGGCAGCCAGAAGACATTGTTCAATTTCAAGATCAGATAAACCATAGGTTTTGACTTTAGCACCCTGAGAATAATTACTTCTAAAGTCGCCTTCTAAAACATCTCTTTGCATTGTGGCAATAATCTTACCACCTAAGACTAATACACGAACATCAAATTTAGTCTTGATATATTCTTGAATAAGAATATCAGATTGACTATCCTGTTTGAATAACAATTGTACGAGAGAATTTAATCCTCTTTCTGATTCTATGAATAGAACACCAACACCTTTAGACCCTCTTAGAGTTTTCATAATGATGGGAAACTTAGTACCTAGATTTTTAAATGCCGTTTCAACCCCATCTTCATTTGGAATTAAAACAGTTTTGGGTTGTGTTAATCCAAAGTCCTGTAGTCGTAGATATGTGCGATATTTATCACTAGCAAGCTCCATGCAATCTCTACTATTAACCACACAATAACCAGCTTTTTCTAATTGTGATACTAAGTCAAGCCAACTATCTCTTTCTGGTGTTCCTCTAACAAAAACAACAGTGTCATTAATGTTGATTTCAAAACCTTTATCATCATCAGATTTATGTATTGTCCGAACACCATTTTCAAATTTTGTATAAGTACCATCCATATCAGCAACGTAAATAGGATAGCCAAGCTTGTCAGCTTCTTCCTTCATTCGTTTAGCAGTAATAGCTTTCTCACCCTTTTCAGTTGAGATGACAAGGATACGATATTTCTCGTCTTTGGCCTCAGTGATGAATGACTTGAACTTTTCCATTAAACTTCTTTTTTCTTACCAATGTTGTATTTGGTTTCTAGTACCCAATCATTCTTATCAGAATATGACAGAACTTTGATTTGACTGAGAGGGGCAACTTCTCCAAGCTCGCTGATAATATTAACCAATCCCCAATCAAGTAATAATTTCGCAATTGTGTTTCTACGATAGATATCATTGATTGACAGATTTGTGTTCTTACCATCAAGAGCAAAAAGTTCTTTGAAATGCACAATGAAGTACCTACCCTGCTTATGCAGAATATGACATGACTGATATAGTTTTTTTTCTTTGCGGGATGCAACGCCAATACGAGATAGAGTCTCTCTTACTTTCAAAAAGTCATCAGGTTCTTTCAACCCGACTTCTAGCATCATCTCCTGTGTCCAGTTAATCTCTTCCATTTTTCCCACCTTTATATAATCTTCTTTTTATGGCAGAAATTTGTTCCTCAGACAATATATCAAGAGCGGCCTTGGCCTTTGCATTACTATATTCATAAAACTCTTTAACATACTCTAGATTCTCTAATTTCGTCGCCTTCAACCACGGGGTAAATCTCTTCCTTGGCCTTAGACTATTTATCAAAAAATCAAACTGTAGTTTTTTATCAACATTTGGTAGTTGGTTGATTTCATTCAACAACATGATGGTATCAGGAAATGGAGCAACGCACTTATTGACAATGAATGGGGGATACTTGCGTTCCCACTCTTGATCATCACCATCCATCAGAGGTTCTTTAGTCTGATTGATAGCCTTGAGATATTCTTTTAACTCATACATTACGATTACACTTAAATACGATTACACTCCTCAACTCATAACACTCACGGGTAACAGGCATTGCCATGTGATGTAGGTGAGCATCAAATATAACTAAACTGTTACCAACATAAGGAATGAGTTCTCCATCGACAAGAGTACCGCCGCCCCACTCAGGTTTCCAATCCATTCGTGGATAGTAAATCATCGTGAAGTCGCCATCATCTTTATGTAATACAGGTTCAATTCCATGCGTGTGTGCATTTAAATAGATGCGTTTATAACCTGTAATATTAAAGTTCTTTTTAAATTCATACTTGAACATCGCAGCCGTCCAGATAGGCATCACCCACTCAAAACCATTTGCAATTATTTTTTCTCCACTTGTTCCACAAAGACGATGCCAATGAGTGCTAGGATGTGCGTCTTTTCCCTTACCCCTAGAGTGATACTCATAACTCCAATGAACCTTTTTAATTTCTGAAGCAATCAATTCTGCAACATGGTCTTCTACCACACCATCATGTAACATTATCATTATTGTTCTCCTTCCATATTCTTTGTTCATCATGATTTGCATAAGCAAGATCAATAAGGTCATTTCTCAAAGGGCCGTATTCAAGTTTTATAATCCCCGCCCTTCTGTCTTTAGGAAGCATACAAAATTCGTAAACAAGAGTTTCTGCCCACACGCCAATCAGGTCTTTGATTTTATCTCGTTCTTCTAAAGAAACCATCTTGGGTTTGAATATAGCAGTTCCATAGATTGAATGAAACAAACCAGCTTTGCAAAGTTCATCAGAACAACCTCTTTCAGACAACAGTATACTAACCGCAACTAAATGATGTAAAAGACTTCTAGAACCACCACTATGTCCTTGTTTATCACACCCAACTTCTTTTAGGTAATCAACTAATGGAATAAACATTTCCCTATATTCATCGTCTGTCATTTAAACTTTGCTCCACCCATAATCTCAGTGAGACAAGCCAACATATTAATTTCTAAGTCTGCTACGAAAGCTGCTTTATACTGGTATTCAGCCAATGCAACAACCACATGAGGAATGCTGCTAGGCTCAACATACTCGTATAGATTATCGTAAACACTACGAAACAACTTGTCAGAATCATTATCCAAACTATCAACAACCCATTTGCGAACATTGGTGAACTCCTTGTTTTTCATCATACCCATAAGGTCTTTGACGTTCTTATCACCAAGGTTAATTAGAATACCAGCGTCAATCTCACCAGACACAGAATAGCGTTGCAGTTCATTCAAAACTTTACGCCAGTCTGGAAAGTAAGTATTTATAAGTTGCACAACAACCTTTTGATTGTATTTGATTTCATTCTCATCAAGGATTTGTAGAACCCTATTGAAAAATTGTTGAGCAAGTTTAGGTTTCTCTGCACTAGGAATCACAAAGTCAATTGCACTACAACGAGATTGCAGAGCAGGAATAATACGGTTCTTGTAATTACATGTCAGAATGAATCCACAGTTCTGATGAAACTCTTCAATGAAACCACGAAGAGCTGGTTGTGTAGACTGTGGATTTAGATAGTCTGCCTCATCAAGGATGAGATACTTTTTGCCACCGTCAAGCGACACAGTGGACGCAAAGTTCTTTATCTTGGTTCTGAGAACGTCAATACCTGACTCCTCAGAACCGTTGATAAACATGTAGGTAGAACCCATCTGATCCAGCATGGCACGAGCGGCAGTAGTCTTACCAACGCCCGGACCACCTGATAAAATCAGATTGGGTAATGTCTCTTTGTCAACAAAAGACTGCAAAGAGTCTTTTAGAGTCTTAG